GCAAAGCACGAAAGAAAGACAACGCAGCTAAACCGCAACTGGCAACACGACAGGAGCGACGCAAGTTTCTAGAGCAATTAGACGACATGATGGCAGCGATTAACGGAGATTTAACAGGCAGCCTTCGTACGGTACATAACAGAACATTAGCGAGCAAGTGATATGACAAACAAAACAGTACGACCAATCATGACAGTTGAAGCGCGTGATGTGCTTGATAAGATTCACGCGGACGTAAAAGGCGAAACAAGAAGCGAGTCTATTGAGTGGTTTTGGATTCGATACATTAACCTGCTTAGTCAGAGAGATTTCAATTCAAGTTACGAGCACACTTTACTAAGATGCATATCTCACAGCGATGACAGAAAAGATAAGGCAAAGAAAGAGGCTCGACAGTGGAAGTTGGTCGCATGGTCAATGACCGCCGCATGTGTCGCCCTCATTGCCACGATGATGATTACAGCTTCATGATAAACTAGCCCTCAATTAGAGGGCTTTTTTATGGGTGAAATATAATGGCAGCTGATTCACTGATGATGGCTGAATCTTCACACAGTATTTACGTGAATAGACTCGCATCACAAGAGGTAAATAAACTAAATGAGTTCTGGGGTGGTTACTTGCGACTACTCCAGAATGCGCTTGGCGGATACGATAGCGCAATGACGCAGCGACAGTTCAACAAGCTAATCAAAGACGTTGACGGCGTTATCACTGCGAATATGGAGGAATGGCAACATCAATTAACACTAGACTTGGATGAGTTTGCAGAATACGAAACAGACTTTCAGGCGCGCATGATTGGCGCTGTGACTGACCAAGATATTGCCGTACCTGCATCGTCACAAGTTATCGCCGCTGCAATTGCTAACCCAATTCAAACTGGTGCAGGTGCTATTCAATTCGAGCAATGGTTAACTAACGTATCAACACAGCAACGCCAGCGTATCGAAGGTGAGATTAAAATCGGATACGCTAACGGCGTGCCAACTAATCAAATGGTTCAAAGCATCGTAGGTACTCGCGCCAATAAGTTTACTGATGGTATTGCGGATATCGATAGACGTAGCGCTGTTACTCTGGTTAGAACATCAACCAATCATTACGCCAATGAAGCACGCAAGCAGGTATACAAAGAAAACAATCGCGTCGTTATTGGTCATAGATGGGTATCCACACTTGATAAGCGTACAAGTAATATCTGCCGCGACCGTGATGGCGATGAGTACATTTATGCTGATGATAAGCCAGTTTACTATCCGCCAGCACATTTTTCTTGTCGTTCGAGTACGGCTGGAATTGTCAAGGGGTATAACGAAGTAAACCCAAACGGTAAGCGCTCATCTAGAGGTGGTAAGCTTGTTGATGGTGAATTAAAACAAGACCCTAAGCAAGTGAGCGCAACACAAACCTATTACGACTGGCTATTTGACCAACCGACACAGTTCCAAGATGAGGTGCTAGGCAAAACGAAGGGTAAGATATTCCGAAACTCTGGTGTGTCAGTCGATAAATTCAAAACGCTGATGATTGACCGCATGAATAAGCCTATGACTATCGACCAAATGGCAGCGAAAGATAAGCAGATAGCCGATTACCTCAAGAAGATTAAGTAAGTGTGATGCGCATCACTGAAATTGTTCGGTGGTGCGTTTATTGTAGGGGTGTTGATAATTAATGAGGAATTAGCATGGATATGTTCAATCACTTAAATACAGAGCAAGAGCCACCAAAAGAAGGTGATGCAATCATCATCGAGACAAAGAGAAATAAAGGAAACAAGATAGTTTTGCGAGTTGCTGAAGTTGTTGATTGCGGTGATGGTACAGAATTGATAGTTAGCAAAGGCAGAAATAAGTATTTCAACTGGAATATGTATTTATCTGGAGAGTCTTGGGTGTGGAGAGTTTGGAATATTGGGCAGGTTCAATTTACAGCCACAACAAACAGCATGACTCGAATTGATGACTTATAGGAGTAATCATGAACCTACACACAAAATACATTCACCATCACGAATATGACTTCGGCTACTACTTACTGATGGACGACTTCGGCAAAGAGTTATTTAAGGGTGAGCCTGAAGCTATGGTTGAGATGATTGATTTGATAGCACAGACTGACGACGTCACCATTAACGGACAACCATTTGAGGGTTAGGTATGGGAAGAATAGGGCGACCAAATAAGCGCAAGGGCAGCCATTGCGACCGAAAGAATAAGTCAGCAAAGAAAGCGCGCAAGGATGAGATTATCAAGATGCGCGAAAATAGACACCAATCAAATTTAAAATACCGCAAAGTTATGCGACAGCAACACAAAGAACACTACTAACCCAATCAGCCCGTCATTCGATGGGCTTTTTCATACCCAACACACAGTAAAATCATTTGATATAATCCAATTCAACGGCTTAGTAGCCTAAACAATCAAATCTAAGTGGATGAGATATCAAAATGAAATTAACTGAACTATTAGCACTACACACAAACCCTGATGCTACCGACGAACAAAAGCAGACTGCACTTGCTGCGTACGAGGAAGCAAATAAACCACAAGAAGTTGATACATCTGAACTTGACGAATTAAAACTCGCAGTACAGAAATTGACGGAAAACAATGCATCACTACTTACTGAAAAGCAAAAGGCTAAACAGCAAGCGGATGAGGCAGCGCGTTCGAGCATGACTAGCGATGAATTGAAAGCTGATTATGAATCTCGAATGGAAGCAATGAAGACGGAAGTTAACGGTTCTTGGGAAGGTAAATACCAATCGGTACTAGACCAACTCAAGATGGACAAGGTAGAAGGTCAAGCGTTAAAACTTGCATCTGCACTGTCTGACTCTCCAGAAGCAATTCTTCCACATATTCAATCGCGCATTGGTTTTGAGGTTGGTGAGAGTGGCTTTGAAGTTTTTGTTAAGAGCCAAGACGGTAAGCGTACAGCGGCATCTTTCGAAGAACTACAGAAAGAAATCGCAGAAACACCTTACTTAAAAGGCGTGTTAAAATCTAGTTTTACAAATCCTGGCACTACAGAGGTTGTGAACAAAAGTACGGCGCAAAGTGAAAGCCCTGCTGTTCAAAACTATCTTTCTGCAATGAATAAATAAATTTATAGGTGACAAAAATGGCACAAGTACAATTAGCTGATATCTTCCAAGCCCCTGAGTTCTCAAAAACAGTACAAGAAGCTCAAGTGGTTAAGAATGCATTCATTATGTCTGGCGTTATGGCTGCTGACGCTGAACTAGCTGCGGCTTGTCGTGGTACGTCTGCTGCTGGTGAGCGCGTTGGCATTACTCCACTAGGTTTGGTTGAACCGACTTACGGTACAGATAACCCAACCGACCAATTAACATTTGGCAAAATCGAAAACCAGACTCACTTGTGGCGTCGTGCTACACGTTCTGCTGGTTGGTCTGCAATGAACCTAGCTCAAGCTATGGCATATAACGACCCGTTCAAAGGTGTATCTGCGCAAGTTGGTACATATTGGGCTACCGATAACCAAAAGCGTCTTATCAACTCAGCGGTAGGTATTTACAACCTTAACGCTGCTGGTACTGGCGACCTAATTAAGAACGTTGCCACTGATGCTGCCGGTGCTATCACCGACGCTGAGCGCGCATCTGCTCTTAACTTCCTTGCGGCTCTTGAGCTAAAAGGTGATATGGACAATATCGCTGCAATCGCGATGCACTCAACTGTTTACTACGGCCTGCGTAAAATGCGAGCTCTAGTTGAACAACACGATCCAGTTTCAAACACTTCTTTCGAGACGTTTGAAGGTAAGCGCGTGATTGTTGATGATGGCCTGCCAGTTGTTCAAGGTACGAACCGCCCTACATTCACGTCAATTCTGTTTGGTGCGGGTGCAATGCGTTCTGGTGAGGGTAATCCACCAACGATTCGAGACACTGAGTTCGACCGCGACCCTAAAGCGGGTAACGGTACAGGTCAAGATTTCTGGATTACTCGTCGTACTGATATCATCATGCCAGTTGGTTTCAGCTTCAAAGGCTCTCCAGGTTCTGGTATCGCTGGTCAGTTTGCTACTTACGCAGAGCTACAAAGCGCGGCGAACTGGGAGCAAATCTGGGATTCTAAGAACGTGGCAATGTCCTTCTTGGTAACCAATGGTTGATAGTGTTTCAACTATAATATAATTTGCGTTATAATACCCCAGTCATTTGATTGGGGTATTTTTTTATGAAGATAATAAAGGTTTGGACAGTTAAAAGAGCTGACGGTAGAGGAACTAGATCTAGATGCATGGCGGAGTGTGACTGCGGTGATATTTCTGAATATGACAAGAATAATATTGACAGGGGAAATTCAGTTAGGTGTAGAAAGTGCGCTAATAAGTCAAGGAGTGAAAAGCATTCAACTCACGGTTGCTCGATGTCAAGAAAGGCTAATAACAAAGAGGGATACGAGAACTACACTATATGGCAAGCAATGAAAAGAAGGTGCTACCTAGATAGCTCCGCTGGATACAAAAACTACGGAGGTCGAGGTATATCAGTTTGCGAAAGGTGGATTGATTCATTTGAGAACTTCATTAAGGACATGGGTCTTAGGCCAACAAATAAGCACGAGATAGATAGAATAGATACAAACGGAAACTACGAGCCAGACAATTGCAGATGGGCAACAAAAAAAGAAAACGCCAGGAATAAGAGAAATACCGTCATGATTGAGATTGACGGAGAAATTAAGCCACTTGTCCAGTGGGCTGAAGAGTCTGGAACGTCAGCTTGGAATATAAAAAACAGAATAAGAAACTTGGGATGGAGCAATAAAGAAGCCGTGTTCGGCAAGAAGAAAAGGAGAGTGTATAATACCCCAAAGGGCAAGTTTCAAACACTTGAAGAAATAAGCTTTAAGTTTGACGTTGGAATTTCAGCTATAAGCAGAAGGTTCAAGTCAGAATCATTCCCAGAATGGCACATAGAATAGCGGAGTATCGGAAAATGGCAAAGAAAACAGAACTTGAAATCGCGCAAGAAAACCTAGCAAAAGCAGAGGCAAACCTAAAGAATGCACGTGCTGAGTTCCAAGAAGCGCACAATAAATCACTTACTGAAAACCCTCAAATGTCCAACTTTGAGATTCGAAAGATGATGGAAAAGGTCGGCGTAAAGTCTGAAGCTGAGACTGTACAGGCTGCACTTGCAAAGTTAAAAGGCGCTAAGTTATGAAATCAAATCAGCACATTAAAGGTTACGCATTAGCAACTGCAACCAATGTCGAGATTCAAGATACTTACAATGCGCCAATTATCGCCATCCAGAACCAAGGCGCAGCGGATGCAACGATTATCTTGAATGATGGTGAGCCTATGGTATTGGGCGCGTCTCCGTTTATGTGGGAGCCTTACACGCCATTGTTAGGCCGCATTTACACTGACAGCGCTGACGTTGTTGTTTTTGCTTAGGGGGATTTATGCCTTGTGTTACTAATTTTTACAATGAAGGTGGCGGCGGTGGTGTTTTACTTCACTTTGGCGCGTACACTGTAGATCCAATTGCAGTTAGCACAGACCCTAACTCGCCTACCTACTTGACTGGCGTTGCTCTATTTCCATCGTCTTCACCTGATTTTATTGTTTTAGATGCTGCGACGGGTTTAGTTAAGAATACATCAACGAAGACGTTCTCAATGCAAGGTACAGCCACCTATCAGATAGTTCAAGGCGCTGGCGGTGCTGGTAACTTACAGTTATGGTCGGAAAGAAGTAGTGATGATGGTGTGTCATTTACTGAAAATCCATTTTCACTACGAACAAGTGAAGTGCCAAATAACTCTGACAATAGCCAAACCAAATCTTCAGGCGTTGATACTTGGAACCCTGGGGAGTCGATTAGATGGGCTATGTATAACTCTGGAGCTGGAGCGATAACACTTGCCGCGCCATCGGATACCGTAAATAATGGCAATGTCGTGGATGGCTTGACATTCTACTGGCAACTTAACGCCACTTCATAAACAAAAAGCCCCTTTAATTAGGGGCTTTGTTTTATTTACTCCATCACTCTCCACCATGAATAGACTTGCTGTCTAATCCAATCAAAATCCTTAATACCAGTGTGCGCACATAGCATTCCAGCTTGTTGTACTGCAAGTTCATTAATCCACAACTGGCAATCTTGCTTTGTTGGATTCTCCATCAATCACCTTCCTTACTTCTCAACTTATTAGCCAGTTCAAGGTAATTCAAATCACCTGTCTCAATCCACTTTCTTTCGTAGTATTGTTCCATTGTTTCATCTGGCATTAGTTATCCTCCACAGGTTCAAGCCCACACTGCTTTAATGGAATCCACGTAGCCTTAGTTGCACCGTGTCTAAAGTATTGACCATCAATAAATAGAAATCTACCAGTCAATATATCATCAACACACGAAACCTCGTACTCCGCAGCCTCTTCGATTGGGTGGTCATTAATTGCCGTCTCAACAACTCCGTGAAGAAGAAGAACAACACCACCAATAAAGAATCCAAATAATACTGATTTCATATTTCCTCTTTATGGCGACCGAAGCCGCCAGATTGTTTAGTTAAGTTATTGATTTAAAAGGGAATATCGTCCGAATAATCCATAGGTGGCTGTTGCTGCTGTTGTTGCTGTTGTTGAGCTTGCGGCTGTTGAGGTTGACCCCAACCTTGCTGCTGTTGCTGCGGTTGCTGTGGCATTTGAGCTGCAACTTTTGATACCTCTTCAATCATATCCTCAAAAATCATAGCGCCTTCTAGTCGTGCGTTTTCCATATTTAGAGTTACATAGGTAACACCGCTATCAGTTTGGAATGTATCCACTTTAAGCTTCTCAGACTGCACCACAACGAATGAACCTTCAGCGAACGCCTTATGATAGTAACCCTTGGCCGCGTCAGTCTTAGCGAAGAACATAGCTTTATAGTTGGTGTATGACTTCTCTTGTGTTTGCCAGTCCTTATTCATTTCAGAAAGTTCAATAATGAACATTGTTGAATCACCTTGTGGGCCGCAACCTTCTTTAATGAATGGTGCTTTGCGTAGTTTTCCGCTTACGATATGTGACATTATTTAATCTCCAGTCCAGATTCAGTGAATTTCATTTCAGCGACTTCTTCTTCGCCGTTAGTGAATGCGATTGAGTTTTCGCACTTGCCGTCATCAACCCAAGTCATTGTATCGCCAAGCTGGACGACATCGGTAGGGTCTACATTAAGAACCTCAGCGGTAGCTTTGATAACTTTCATTGTTCCTGATACTTGCTTTAGCATTGCACCTAAATCAAACATTACCGCGTCCCATTTGTCTTCTGGGATATTGTTGATGATGTCCTTTAGAGTTTGGTTGCTGACTTCGTATTCTGGATATTCCATTTTTATATTTCCTATTGGTTAGTAAGTTTTGCCGTTTTGTTTAGCGCGATTCTCAAGTTTATGGTCTTCACGCTGCGTGTTGTAAATTAACTTCTCTGCAATTGCGCCGCCTAAGTCTAAGTCATACGCCCCTGCCAAGTCCATAATTCGAATTACTGCGTCTGCTAGTTCAACCTCAAAGCCTTTCCGACTTGGCAAGTGGTCATCGTGCAGATCTTTGCGGTGCGCTTCCATCGCCTCAGACACTTCAGAATGAACGAGAGCAAGTTTGGATGGGATTGATAAAGGGTTTTCCTTGTCGCCTTCCTGCCACCAACCAGACTCATTAGCTAGGCCGTGACACAACTCAGATAGGTAGTTAGCGCTATCAGTTACGTGCTGCTGAGTGAATTGGTGGTTAATTGATTTTCGGTAATCACACATTAAAAAATCCTCGCTGTTTGTGTTGGAATAACTTTACCAACTACAACGAGGATTACAATTAACTTGATTCTAAAGTGTGACTTGCATCACTCTACATAACCAATCATGTCGCTTAGTGCGTCTAGTAGCTCTAGTGAGATTTGCGTATTGGCCGCGCCGAAGTATTCAACACTCAAGGCGATCAACCCAAAGCCGACCAACATAATGATGGCGCGAGTCTTTTGAAACTTACCATCTGCGAAAATCCAACCTTTGACTTTAGGGCCAATCTTTGCGACTACGTTTGCGATTAATGCGAATTTGTTCATGCTTTAACTCCAATAAATAGATTTGCTTCAGCTTCACGGCGACGAACTAGGCCGCGCAACACTTTGCCGCCCGCTTTGTTCCATCGGTGAAACTCATTAGCCGCACCAAGATAATCACCTTGGTTAAGCTTCTTTAGTAATGTGGACGACTTAAAGTTACCCGCGCCTAAGTTGTACACAAAGCTCACCAGTGCGTCGAATTGATTTTGATTGATATCCACGTCAACATAAGAACTAACAGCGCGCTCGGCCTCTTGCACATCGAGAGCAAGCAGAATATCAGCCTCTCCTTCTGTGATTACATCGCCTTGTTTGACCTTATTTGTGTGACCGTAGCCGATTGTCCATACATCGGCAGGGCATTTGTAAGCCTCAAGCCGTAGACCCTCGAACTGTTTGATAATTTCGTAATTAACCGTTTGCATTTTATCCACCATTAAACTTGACAGGCTTTAATTATAACGCCTATATTGAATCTAGGTTTCATTGGTGAGGTGATATCTATCTCGTTAACAGATTGCGTTAAATCTGTTACTCGCTGTGAAGTGACATTGCTAAACCCTGATACGGTTTAGTCCTGATTGGCTTGGGATGCTGGTTAGGTAAGAGGGTCCTTTTCTATCGCTACTGGAGGGCCCTTTTTTGTGCGCGTTAGATAAAGAAAAACCACCCCGAAAGGTGGTTAGTAGTTAGCAATCAACAATGAATTGAACAAACGCATGACAACGACCAAGAAGGAATGCGACGTTAATTGCTAAGTTTGGTAAACCCCGCCAAGACGAAATATCTAGTGACGTCAAACTAAAGTAAGTTTTATGACGGGGTTAATTTGGCGCACCATGTAGGACTTGAACCTACAACAATCTAATTAGAAGTTAGATGCTCTATCCAATTGAACTAATGGTGCAAAAATTGGCGGATAGTAAGGGATTTGAACCCTTGGAGCGTTTCCACTCGACCAGTTAGCAACCGGCTACCTTTAACCACTCAGTCAACTATCCATAACGACTAAACACGCTGCCTTATACGTAACAAAAATACTTAAATTAATGATACCAACGTGCTTAGTGGTTATCTCTGTCTCTTCCAGAGTGTCAA